GGGTTCCACGGTAAATCGCGATACCAGTGCAGATACCGGGATATTGTTAAGCGACGCCTGCTGCGCCATATAGCAACCCAGCTTGTTGCGGGTAATATCTGACATCACCAGATTCATAAAAATTTGCTCCTTTGTCTTATCAGAAGTCAGCCAGCTGGTCGGAGGCTGCGCCCGTTGCGGTGAAGCGGTTCTGCGGATCGCCGTCCTGCGTGCGCAGTTTTTCCTTCAATGCTGTCAGCTCTGTGGTCAGTGACGTGATTTTCTGGCGGTCCTGCTGATGGCGGGTTTCCAGCACATTAAAACGGTCGATAATGTCGGCCTGTGACGTTGCAACGCCTTCCACCGCTTCCTGAATTCGGGAGAAACTGGCGTCATCCGCTTTGCGGCCACGACCAATAATCCCCATTACGCGGTTAAACCACTGGGTGCCTTCTTCCTGGCGTTGTTCTGCCATTTCGATGATTTCAGACTCGATGGCTTCGGAGATAAGCGGTGCTTCACCCTGGATACTGTTGAACGTCATCACCGCCTGACGTTGCTGTGCCGTGAATTTCAGGCGCTCAGTGCCCAGGCTTGCCGGGGTGTCGGTCATCGCCAGCCCGACCAGATAGGCGCGCCCGTTAACGGAGAACTGCGGGTGCAGTTCGATACTGGAATAGATTTTCTTGCCGTCAGCGACAAGCTGCTTCATGCGCTCGGTCGGTTCGATTTCTGCATACAGCGCAGTACGTCCGGCCAGCGGACCTTCCGTAATGTCTTCCGTACTCAGTGCGGTGACATCGCCCATTGCGGAAAATTCGCTTGACGGACATGGCGAGAGATAGTGCTCAACGTTCACGCGGGCAGCGTAAACATCCGGGTTGAAGTTCTCGGCGGCTTCACGCAGATGCACCGGACTGATTTCACGGCCATCAACAGTTGATCCGGAGACAGCCACGCGAAACTTTTTGCGGGATGTCTTTTTTTCATTAGCCATAGTTTTTGCCCCTCTGACTGGTTCTTCAGTCATGATGGCAAAGCGTAACAGGCTGATACAAAGGGCTTTTGTTGTAAGAAAACAGTCAGAACAGAGGGTTAAGGAGAACAGTTTCGCGCGCGGGTAATCTTCCTGTAATTACTCAGGGGGAGCAATGATTCAGGACGCTTTTGTGCGCCAGCGTGCGCGGCAACTTTACTGGCAGGGTTATCCGCCCGCAGAAATATCACGTCTGATGGGAATAAACCCGAACACGATTTATGCGTGGAAAAAACGTGACCAGTGGGATGAAACGCCACCCGTGCAGCGTGTCACGCAGTCCATCGATGCGCGCCTCATCCAGCTTACTGAAAAACAGAATAAAACAGGCGGTGACTTTAAGGAAATAGACCTGCTGACCCGGCAGCTTAAAAAGCTGCATGATGGCCAGCCGGATGTGATGGCCGCAGGAAAGAAAGGCCGGGCGAAAAAACTCAAAAATCATTTCACGCCGGAACAGATTGCCGCACTGCGGGAAAAAATCATCAGCAGGCTGGAGTGGCATCAGCGGGGCTGGTTTGACTCCCTGACCCTTTGCAGGGAAGCCGGGATACGTAACAGGATGATCCTGAAATCCCGACAGATTGGGGCGACCTGGTATTTTGCACAGGAAGCACTGCTGATGGCGCTGCGTGACGATGTGGCGCAACCTTACCAGCGTAACCAGATTTTTTTGTCTGCGTCGCGTCGTCAGGCGTTCCAGTTTAAAAGCATTATTCAGAAGGCCGCGGCTGAAGTTGATGTGGAGCTGAAAGGGGGCGATAAAATCATCCTCTCCAACGGCGCAGAGCTGCATTTTCTCGGCACTTCTGCTGCGTCGGCACAGTCCTATACGGGCAATTTTTATTTTGATGAATTTTTCTGGGTCAGTCGCTTTGCTGAACTGCGCAAGGTGGCTGGCGCTATGGCAACCCTCAGCGGACTGCGGCGCACCTACTTCTCCACGCCATCCACCGAAACGCACGAGGCATACGCCTACTGGAACGGCGACCGCTGGAACGAGAAAAAGGCCTCGCATAAACGCCAGCGTTTTTCTGTGGACTGGAAAACGCTGCATAATGGGCTTATCTGCCCTGACCGGACGTGGCGGCAAATTGTCACGCTGGAAGATGTGGTTAATCACGGCTGGAAACACACCGATATCGACGAAATTCGTGATGAAAACACCGAAGACGAGTTCCTCAATCTCTATATGTGTGAGTTTGTCCGCGAAGGGGAATCGGCATTTAACCTGAATATCCTGATTGGCTGCGGTGTTGACGGATACGACGACTGGAAAGACTGGAAACCTTTTGCTCCCCGCCCGATGGGGAATCGTCCGGTATGGATTGGGTATGACGCAAACGGCAGTAGTGGCAACGGCGACAGCGGCGCTGTGTCCGTGGTGGTTCCTCCGGCTGTTCCTGGCGGCCGTTTTCGAACGGTGGAGACGCGACGCGTTCAGGGGCTGGAGTTTGAAGAACAGGCCAGAGTCATTGAAGAGTTCACGTGTCGCTACAACGTGGAACACATCGGCATTGATGTGACGGGCGGGAACGGGGAGGCTGTTTATCAGATAGTGAAGCGGTTTTTCCCTGCTGCTATTCCGTACACCTTCACGCTGTCATCAAAACGGTCGCTGGTACTGAAAATGCTGCAAATAATGCGTGCCGGGCGGTGGGAATACGATCGCGCCGAACGCGAGCTGGTCGCGGCCTTTAACGCCGTGCGTAAGGTGAAAACACCGGGCGGCTTTATCACTTACGAAACGGACCGCGCGAGGGGGATCAGCCACGGCGACCTTGCGTGGGCAACCATGCTTGCTGTCATTAACGAACCAATTGGCGGCGAAGGAGAAAACGAGCGTTTCATGGTTATGGAGTTCTGATGAGCAGAAAAAATAAAAAAGTGCGCATGAGTTCACGCATTGATCTCGCTGATGCGCTCAGGAAAGAATCATCGCTCAGTGCATTCACATTTGATGGTCCTTATCGCCTGACCGGGCATGACCTGCTGGACAATATGTACTGTGCTGATAACGGGCGGTGGTATGAAACCCCGGTGGACTGGTACGGTCTGGCAAGAGCAGCCCGGCAAACGTCCTGGCATCAGTCTGCGCTTTACTTTAAGCGCAATGTATTACTCGGTTGCTACATCCCGCACCCGCTGCTTTCCCGGCAGGATTTCTCGGCGCTGGCGCTGGACTGGTTTGTGTTCGGTAACGCATTCCTTGAGCTTCGAAGCAATATGCTCGGCGAACCGCTTAAATTACGGCACGCCCTGGCGAAATACATGCGACGCGGAAGCGATCTTGAATCATGGTGGTATGTGCAGGATGGCAAGGACGCGTTTCAGTTTCGTCCTGGCAAAGTGTGCCACCTGATGAATCCGGATATTAACCAGGAAATCTACGGCATGCCGGAATATCTTGGCGCATTACTCTCGGCCAGCCTTTCTCATTCGGCGGACATGTTCAGAAAACTGTACTACGACAACGGATCCCACGCCGGGTGCATCATCTACATCGGTGCAGCGCAGGTAAACCGCGAAAGCATGGACTCCCTGAAAGAAACGCTACAGGGGGCACGTGGTGGTGGTGCGTTTAAAAACGTGCTCATTCATGCGCCCAACGGGGGCAAAGAGGGGGTGCAAATTTTGCCGTTCCAGCAGATCACCGCAAAAGATGAATTCATGAATGTTAAGGCGGCATCCCGTGATGATGTGCTGGCTGCGCACCGCGTTCCGCCGCAACTGATGGGGGCGATGCCGGGCGAAAAAAGTGCGTTTGGCGATGTGGAGAAGGCAGCGCGGGTTTACGCAATTAACGAGCTGATGCCCGTTATGGAGGCTATGAAGCACATCAATGACTGGCTTGGCGAAGAGGTGATCCGTTTTAACTCTTATGCTCTTCTTGATGAAAAAACAGCCCCGTGATGGGGCTGTCCTTTTTACCAGAGTTGAACCATTTTCTGGGTGCCGTCAGGCTTGAGATTATCAATTTCAGAGAGAACGTAATATTGAATGGCTTCACAAACGGTGGTGTAGGGTGAATTACCTTCTTTAAGTGGCACGATATTATTATTAACGCGAACCTGTATTTCATCGTTATACATTGCGATCGAAACAGGAGTGTGCACGAACGCGACTTCGCCAGGTGTGTCGTCAACCACCGTTTCAATACTAAAAGTCAGTTTTCGCTCATCATTGCTGCCCCGTGCTTTGGGGGTAGCGGCAGGGATCTGGGATAAAGGCATTCTGCGAAATCCTTCGGCTGCTTCCAGTCCGCATGAAACGTAATGCTGGCGATTACCGTCGCTATCTGTCCAGGTCTGTGATGGCAGCTCCAGCGAGATTTCATAAGCATCAACAATGCCCTGGGCAAGGCGTACAAGCGGGGTCAGATCTTCATTGCGGCGAAAGCTCTCCTTTACCTGCTCCCGTTTTTCTCTTAACTGCTTGTAATTAATGACCATAAGACAGCCTCCATTGATTTCTTTGCTCGTATTTTGCACTTATGAAGTATGGTCGGCAAGGTGCCGTATCGCTGACGCGCTTCGCTTGTCTGCTGCTTCGCCGGGGCATAAAAAATTTATGCCCCGGCTCTCCAGCTCCTGTATCAATCAGATAATTTCACGACGCCTTCCAGTTTATCGCCACCATCGACGGTCAGACTCTTACGCAATTCCACCGCGTTGACTGCATGTTCTCGCTGCCTCAGTGCGATTTTGACGGCCTTACCTTTCACCCCATCAAATCAAAAGCCCTCACGCCTTTTTCATGCTCAGCGTGAGAAATATGGCCATTCTGTTGTGTCTCTGCGACATCGTTCAGGGAATGCTATTTACCCCCTGAAACGCGGGCTGTTCCCCCGTCACCTGCGCGCAGAAAAAGCGCGTTTTTTTGTGCACGCACGGATCCTTGACGGATCCAGCCGCCATGCGCGTGGCTTGCCTTTGATGTAGTTTATACGTCACAAAAACCACAAAACGTGGTTATGATTTCTATGAGGGGGTTGATATGAAAAAAATGTATGATGAATTTGATGGTTTCTAAGCTACGTTGACCTCTAATGAGGCGGGGATTTGCTCCCCGCCTTTTTTATGGATGAAATAGGATGAACCCAATAACACTACAAATCATCAGCAATGCTATTGTTCTGCTTGGCGTTTTGGTTGCCATTGGAACCATTATCTACAATGTGCGTACCGCAAAAAAAACTCAAACGGCCAACTTTCTTTTTGAGAGTCGGCAAGATATGCAATATATAGAGTCATTGCATACCCTGAAACAAGTGCATCGTTCAGGCAAATCATTTCGTTCTTATGTTTTTCCTTGTGATGGTTGCATAATAACAGATGAAGAAATGGCCGAGCGTCGAAAATTTCAATATATTTTAAATTTTTACGAGCGAGTTGCTGTAAGTATTCGTGAAGGTATTTATGATGAAAAAATGATAAAAAGAACATCTTACACAACAGTTGTAGAGACATATGATATTGCCGAGCCATTAATTAAAGCAATCAGAGAAAGCATTAATTCGGATACTACATATCAAGAATTCGAATGGTTAGTAAGAAGATGGAAAGCTAATCCTTTACGGAAAAACAAATAATGTTTTACCCTTTAATTTACAAGTAACACAGGGGGAAGTGTGACACAGAATCCGTTTTCATTTTATGACTTTTTGGGCTATCTAATTCCAGGTGGGTTATTCCTGTTTATCCTTTTTTTGTTTTCTATTGAAATTAACCCTGTTTATATAGAAGGTATTCTTAACCATATCCTGAAATATAAAGAAATAATAAGTGTATTTATATATGTGGTATTAATCGTTCTATCATATATTTCAGGTCACTTCATATCTATTCTATCATCCTGTTTAATTGAAAAATACATGAACAGTAAACTTGGGTATCCTTCAATTTATCTGTTTTCTAAAAGAAGCTCCCTGAAAATAAAACGACATAATACTAAGTTCAGTATAGTTAATTTTATTCGTGGAGTTTTTTTATTTCCTGTATCAGCTTTTGATAAAGCAGAACATCATAAAACCACACTGCATTCTATACTTATTAAAGTCTTTTGGCCGCAAATACGAGATGGTTATATAAATGTTTTTTCTGTATCTACGCTATATCGACGTAAGGGCTTGAGGGGCGATCTTTTTCGCCTTGCTTATCATTATGTGTATGAACATTCTAAAAATCATCAGGTGAAAATGCAAAACTATGTTGCTTTGTATGGTTTTTGTAGAAACATTACATTTGTTTTTCTCGCTTCAGTCTGGTTGCTTATGTTCCTGCTCCTTCTATCCTTTTTAATAGATATAAATATCAGACTGTTACCTTTTTGTTTTCTTCTCTTGTTTTGTATTGCTGCATCCCGAGTATTTTATTATGGTTTTGTTAAGTATTATCGCCGCTATTCTCTTGAGGTTTTAATGGCATTTGCGGTACTTCAGCACGATAAAAAAACTTCGGCAATTTCATCATGATTTGAAACATTGGCACCCTGTTAGCAAGGGTGCCAGAATGATGTGTTGGTCTGTATTTTATTAGTTCACATACAATTATCAGATTATTCTGGGAATAAGGTCTGAATATTCTTTTTTATTTTATAAAAATTGCATTCAACTCCGCTAGGCTGATTATCCTGGTATGTTTCCTTGATGCTAACGGTATTGAAGGGGAGGTTGTCCTCTGGCCATTCGGCCATCCAGTAGGCAAATGCTGGGTTGCGCTTTATGAGCGCTAGCCCAGCCAGAAAGGCCGCGCGTTGCGCGCGGCTGCGTTCGGAGGCTGGCAGGCTATCGAGGTAATTGCACGCCTCCTGTTCACTCTTGACGGCGGCGGGCTTCAGATAGAAACTTATCCGTCTGGTTGGTGTCGTCATTGGTTTACTCCTTGTCCATTGCGTACAGCCCATTAACCAGAGCAAACTGTGGCACCCCGTCCGCGATGAAAGTCGCATTAACTCAGCGCGCGGATCACGCGTTGTTTCAGTGTTTCTTCCTTTTCACGAATAACCGCCATCAGGCTGGCGTAATGCGCGTCATTGTGGATGTGCTGGCGCAGCCAGGCTTCATCATGGCGATGTTCGATAATGGTATTGGCGATGTGGTGACTGGTGCGCATACCGTTAGTGGCCATCACCGACAGTACGGCATCGGCCATCAGGGAAACGCCTACGTGTGGATCGCAAAACACCTGGCTGATACCTGCCAGTTGCCCTTGAACCTTTGCCACATCCAGCGTGGTTCCGCCTAAATCCACAATCAGCAGGGATTCAAACGGACTCATGTCAGCCAGTGCTTTAAAGCCAGCCGGAATGGATTCAGGCATAACCCGCACGTTACGGATAGTGAATGCTTCGCCGTTCTGGTATTCCACCGGGCGCATAACGTTCGCTTTTTTGCGGTTGATGTTGGCCATGTCCGGCTGTGCGTTTGTGTCGAAATACTCGCTCAGTGGCAGGGTGACAACCACATCCACCTCCTGTGGCGTGATGCCTGATTTGACCAGCGCGTGATGAATGGCGATTACATTCACATCGCTGTACTGGTATTGCGTGTCGGTCGTCTGGACAAAGCGATCGCTAACCGGATCAAAACCATAGCGCACGCCATCAAGCATGTAGTTCGCGGGCTGCATGCCACCGAACGGCGCAGACCATTCCGACTTGAAGCTGTTCGGGCTGATGGCGTTGCGGCGTTCGCCATTCTCAGTCCATGCCAGCTTGATGTTGGTGGAGCCGTCGTCGATACAAATTTTCATGTCGCTTTTCCTTATGTTGATTAATTAATCGTTTACGGGATTCTGAAATCCCGTTTTTGCCTGTTTTGTGCGCGCTTCATATATCGCTGCGCGTTTTTTGCTCATTTACGGGATTCGTAAGTCCCGTTTCTGTCTGTTTTTTGTTTCCACTGGTCAGGCCACCCCGCAGCAGGTCTGCTTTGCGGCTGGCGCGTTCAGTGGTTTCACTGATTCTCTGTGCGTGCTCTGCGTCGCGGATGGCGCGCAGCATGTCAGAAAGCACGGTAACGGGTGTTTTCATGGTGTTCTGGCCCTGCTGAAGTGTGGATGCCAGGCGTGCGGCGGCTTCAGGGTCTGATGCCCCCAGCTGTGCCAGATAGCTGGCGACCGGGTTATGGCGGATCTCCGTGCTGCTTACGCCATGATTACGGCTCAGGCGCTGCCAGAGCTGCGTGATTCGGCTGTCCGGGCGGGTATCCGGTTTGCGTACAATTTCAAATCCCTGCGGTGCAATGATGCTGCCGTCAACGTACAGACTGCCGCCCCGTAACAGGTGCTGCATCTGTTGTTCACCGATATGCAGGCCGAGAGATTCAGCAGACTCCCGCCATTCTTTAGCGAGTAATTCGTGGTTATCAGGCAAAGGCCGCTGCTGTTTGCGGCTCTGTGTCCAGCTCTGCATTTCATCGCTGCTGTTTTTTGCCTGTTTGTCACGAAGCGAACGCATCAGCGCCCGGCGTTCGTGTCGTTTCAGTGAGCGCATCCATTCGTTCACTTCAACGCCGTCAGGGAGCTGCGGCCACGGTGCTGGCCGTTCTTCCGGCTGTTCTGTCCCGTTGTTGTCCGTTTCCTGTACACGGGGACAGTTATTGCCACGAGTCCAAGGGGCGGCAGGGCCGCCCTGAAGGTCAAAACCATTTTCGCGGGCGCTGTCTTCCGCTTCCGGTTTACGTCTTACCAGCTTCCAGTTATCCGGATGCGTGCACACACGGGAGGATTCCCCGATGAGTGGTGACCAGATCCCGTAAATCTGTACGCTCTGTTCGCCGTAATCGTTCAGCTCATCTGCGAGGTCGTAGGCGGTGCGAATCAGGTAGTCCTTGCGTGGAACAAGCACGCCACCCTGTTTTTCAATGTAGGTGGCAAAACACCCGGCATCGGCGGCAGCGAGTACCGCATCCATTGCATCATCTTTCAGCCGTTGCGGGCCTTCCGGATTGCGTGCCATCTGGCTGGCAAGGCGGCGCAGTTCACGCCACACCTGACGGGAGGGGATGCCAAAGAACTGGAACTGACGGACCCGGTGAAGGCGCGCCCAGCCGATGGCGCGCTCCACGCTCTCGGCCATTGATTTTCCGGTTTCGTGGTCCACGCGTGGCTTGCCCGTTTTCGGGTCGATGCCATCCACGGCGCGGCTGTCCAGGTTCTTTCCGATGTAGGTGGCGATGTAGCTGGTTGGCGTGCCTTTTGAGCCGTCGACATACTCCACCTTAAAGCGCGGAGTAATATCATTGCCCAGCTCGTGGCGGTCTTCCTGAATGGCAATATCGCGGGTATGGGACACAATGGTGTCGATTTCTTCCGGATGTGCAAAGACCATCATATGCCAGTGCACGGTGCCGTCATGATGAGGCTCCACCGTGCGGATGCCATACCAGCGCAGGCCGTCGCGGTTCAGTTTTTTGCGGACCGCCGCAAAAAACGTGTTAACCAGGTAATCGCTGGAGTCGCGCATTGTGGCCCCGTTCCATTTGGGATTCGGATGACCGTTCTCCGTTGTGGCGTGGTATTTTGACGGGCAGGTGACAGTCAGAAACACCGCTTTGTCGCCACGGGCTTCGGCCAGAAGTTCCAGTCCCTTCATGGTGGCCATCATTTCTGCCTTACGGTGAACCGGGTTACTTACTCCCGCGTAATACACTGTCTCGAGATCAATCGTGAACCCGTCTTCATTTTCCAGCATGAAACTTTTCAGGAAATCGCGTGTTTTCTCGCGCTGTGCGCGAAACTCGCTTAACGCGTCCTGGCTCAGATAGGGTGATGTTTTTCTGGAAACCAGACAGGCGGCGCGGAGTTGTTCTTCTCTCCACTCGCAACGTAACAGCCACAGTTTGCGTTTCCACCATTCCGCACAGGTCAGGCGAAGGATTGCGCCCGGCAGCAGCTCCGTGTCCGGTTCGTTCCTCCGGTCTTTGTCTGTTGTCAGTGCGTCATAATGTGGAGGCATGGCGTGCAGGTGTAACGCCATGCGGGCCAGCATCTGATACGCCTTCAGGGTTACATCCATGGTCAGCTCGCCATCGGTCGCGCCAAAGCCATCGCAGAGTTTTTCGAAGGTGCTGCTGAACATCGCCGCCGTCATGGTGGCCAGCGTCTGTATCTGGTGTTTGTTGAGCTGCGGCAGGTAAAGCAAATCGTCCAGGCGTTCGCGTCCGGCAAGGGAGCGATAACCCGGTGTCAGCCAGCGTCCGTCAGTGCTATCCAGACGTTCGAATATTTTGCGCAGGGTTCCGCGTGCATAGCGTTCCGCCTGCCAGCTCTTTTTGCCTTTCCGGCGATCGGCTTCCTGTTTTTTGCGCAGGAAGGAGAGGTGGCGAATAAGCGGATCGCGCAGATAGGACGGCAGCAGGCGCAGCGAGGCCATGGCTTCATCCACCGCGCCACGTGCCTGTTTTCTGGCGTCTCCTGCCAGTGTGATGGTTTTGTCCTGTTTTTCCTGTGCGTCCAGGCTTTTATTAATCAGGTTGCCCAGCGGCGTGGCTGAGAACGCCGCATCAGCCATTTCCTGGCGGCGCTCGTTCTCTGCCCGGTAGGCATCCAGCCAGGAGGAAAGCGCGGATTCAGGAGCGGGGATCCCCGTTCCTTCACGCCCCACTGCGTGGCGCGGTTGTTGCCAGTCCCTGAGGTACTCTGCCGTCATAGTGATTTACTTCGTCATGCCATTCAGGGTGTCGCGGCAGACTGTAGCCAGCCGCTGAATTTCCAGCACGGTGTCTTCTGTGTCGGCATGGCGATGTGTGATGCGGATGCTGTCGGCAATCACATCGACGATTGCAGAGGATGGGCGCTGGTAAATGCCAATAACGGACGGGGTGCCACCTTCAATGCGGTAAAGCCTGTAATTTCCCTCGTGGCTGTCAATCATGTAGCGACCATCAATAACAATCTTTCCGTCAGCGAGCTGCGGTACAGGCAGGGATTTCAGGTACATGTCATAACGATCACGCACGCGAGCGGCAAGATCACGTTCTGTATTGAGCAGGTATTCAAGAAAGTCGTTGGCGAGAATCATTGCGGCAATCCTCTTGTTACAGATGTGCGAAGGCCTCCCGCCGCAAGGTGCAGGAAAGGCCCGGAACAGGAATTAATGGAGTTTGTTTTGCTGCAGCTGAAAACAGAGGCGGAATAAATGTTTGATAGTGCGTGGCTGCGCTCATGCAGCATATTGATGTGCATGATTTGCGCGACGCGTGATGCGCGGGAAAGTCTGCGGTTGATTTCAGTCTGGATGTGACGACGCTCCGCGATAGCGCGGTGCTGTTTGCGGTTTGCCATGGTGTGGCCCCTTGTGTAGTAAGTTGTGAAAACTCACCATCCAGAGCTGCGAAACTGTGGGTGGCGAGACGTACGAGGTTCGCAGTACCGGCTACACAAGAACCCGGCCCGACCGAAGTCGGCCCCGTACGCCCCGCCATAATTCTGACGCGAAAAAAACGTGGCAATACAGTACGCACAAAAAAACCGCTGGCGCGGTTGTGCGCTTGTGTAGTCAGCAGGCTGCGAAACCCGGCACCCGTTTTATGAGGTGCAGCGGAAATGTAACCTGACTGATTGCGGCATGGCAAGCGGTTTTTTTGTGTGTGCATGCTCTGGTTTCTTACTGGTTCAGAAAAAAATCAAAAACCTTGTCAATACGTTGCAGCAGCTCTTGCTGTATTGCTTCCGGCGTTTCCGGTTCGCCTGGCACCTCCAATGTCGCGCAGAAATCAGCGATTTCATGATGGAGCGTCAGGCGAATGGCAGGAGCCGTGGTTCTGGCGTGCTCCAGCTCATCCAGCAATGCCAGCGCAGCAGACGGCGAGAGCATTGCGCGAAATGCCAGTAATTTTTGAGGTGTTGCCATTCGTTGCAGGGCAAATGCCAGTTCGCGTAGCTTCTGGTGGTTGATGGTGCTCATGTTCTGGCTTCCTTCAGTAGCTGGTTAAACATGTGAGTAAGTGGATTGCTACACCCGAACGGCATCGGGTTTACGTGGTAAGAAGCCTGGCCTCCAGTTTTGCGAGCGCGACCACCTGTGCTGCGGTTTGTTCTGATGACTAAGCCGCCGCGCCAAAGTTGGCGTAACTCAGCATTAATGGCTGTGGTTGGAGTATTCAGTGCTGCGGCGATCTCTCCGCCGCTACACCCCGGATGAGTAGCGATGTAGTCCAGAATGGTCATCTGCGTGGCTCCTGTACCTGTCGGATAAGGTTTACCCGCGCCACATTAGTGGCGCAGAAGTAAGTGCCGTCAGTGAGGTAGATGTGGTGTGCATCCTTTTCCGAACGATGTTTGTCGATAGTGGTAATCAGGCGTTCGTCGACCTCGTATTCGCGCCCTCTGGAGGTAAAGCGAACGACGGGAAAATGCTTAATTGCCATTGCGCCCCCTTTGTCCAGTAACTCTATGCGTTAAATACGGTGCACTGTGCGTCATCAATGAATGCGACTTGAGAGCGCTCTATCAGGCGGAGATTTGTCAGAATTTCTGATTCCCTTATGGGGTGAGGAGTGATCAGGTATTTATCCTGTAACCCGGCGATAATGGTGTATCGCTGTAGCTCCGAGCCAATTGTGTAAATAAGGCGTCCGGTGTTAGACAAATCCAGTCCGGTGACTGGTTGTGTTCTGAGAACCGCCAGTTCAGCATCCTGTTTTGCGATAATTTCGGCTGCTTCTGCCGTGACTCTTGCGACTATCAGTGTGTGGGTTGCGACGTCCATATGATTATTTGCTATGGCTTTTTTCGCTACTTCGTTTTCTGTCTTTGAAATTTCTTTCAGTGCTCTGATGATACCTTCTTCTTTTGCGTGCATTTTTGTATCTCCGTTATTTGCGTGTGCGAATACCTCCGTTAATACGGATGGTTTTCACGTTTTCTTATTTAATTTGATGTTTTATTTGTATCGTTATTCACCAGTGAAAAAACGTTCAATCTTTTTTACTGAATGAATAATTCGCACAATGCCAATTGCGCAGACCACTGAAATAATCAGAACAATCCATGACATAAATATACTCATGCGATATTCCCCAGCTTATACGGTTCAATATGTTCCCCGCATTCTGCGGCACAGATCAGCTCGGAAAGTTCGTTAAGTGCATCCAGATCATCAGCGTAAAAAGCCACG